ACTATTATAACAAGGATAGGACAAGATTCCAAGATAATTTTTTGTGGTGATTTTGACCAGACTGATTTACAAAGAACGAATGAGAAAAATGGCTTGTTTAATTTTGTTAAGATATTAGAAGAGATGGAAGAATTTAATTGTACAGAATTTACCATTGGAGATATTGTACGATCTGGTTTTATAAGAAGTTATTTAATCAATAAAATTAAACTTGGAATAGGAATGGACTAAGTGAAATATACAGAACACCAATGGTCTAGAGAGATAGGATGGGGAAAATTGCCAGAAGAATATAAATACGATTGTCCTAAGTGTGAAGACACAGGAAAAATACCGATGTATAAATTAAATCATGCTCATGTTGAAGGATCACTAGCCACAACATTAACAGAATGTGATGAATGTAATGGAGAAGAATAATGAATATGGAAAAATTAAGAGAAGAGTTGGAAGCTGATGAAGGAGTCAAATATGAAGTATACAATGATCATCTTGGGTATGCTACTTTTGGTATCGGGCATCTTATATTGGACTCCGATCCCGAGCAAGGTTCATCAGTCGGGACTCCCGTTAGTGAGTCCAGAGTCGCTGAGGCCTTCCAATCAGATATCGTTCAAGTCGTGTCTGACTGCGAAACCCTCTACTCAGATTTTGAGAGTTTGCCGGAAGATGCTCAACGAATAATTGCGAACATGATGTTCAATATGGGTCGCCCAAGATTGAGTAAATTCAAGGGAATGAAACGTGGTGTAGATTCAAGAGATTGGAACGCAGCCGCAGATGAGATGGTTGATAGTGCTTGGTATCGTCAAGTAACCAATCGAGCAGAAAGACTAGTAACAAGGATGCGAAATATAACTTAATGTTTAACCATTTGAATGTGGAGTTGCCCCCTATAAATGCAACAACAAGTGACGGTGTTCGTCTATATGAAACACCAGAAGGAAACAAGTACCCATCAATCACAACTATTCTATCAGTCCGTAATAAGTCTGGACTCATGGCGTGGCGTAAACGTGTAGGTGAAAAGACTGCAAACTACATTGCTGGTAAGGCTGCATCAAGGGGTACTAAGGTTCACCATATGTGTGAAGATTACCTTAACAATGACAGTATAGAACATCATCAGAAAGATTTTCTTCCTTGGTGTTTATTTACTCAATTACAAAAACTCCTGTCAAATATAGATAACATCCATGCACAAGAAGCAGGACTCTATAGTGATAAATACAAGGTAGCAGGTAGGGTTGACTGTATTGCAGAGTACAATGGTGTACTGTCTATTATAGACTTCAAGACATCAACCAAAGAACGCAATGACGAATGGAATGAAAACTATTACATTCAGTGTTCAGCTTATGCAGAAATGTACGAAGAACGAACTGGTAAAGAAATTAAACAGATTGTTATTCTATGTGTCACAGAAGATGGACAAGTTCAAGAGTTTGTAAAAGAGAAATTTGATTACCTAGATGCATTGGTAGAAACCGCTACTATATGGAGAGAACAAAATGAAACACCTATTATCAATAATGGCGGTGTTTCTGTTAATGGGTTGTCAAACAACTGATATCACCCCCAAAGACATAATATCGCCCGAAAAAGTAGAACTTAAAGAAGAAAAAAAGAAAGAGGAATTTGTCCCTTTACTTGGAAATCCTGTGATTGTTCATAAACCTGTATTATGTGCTGATGGTCAAACACTTGTGACAGGAATTGTACAAAATCATGGGGAACAACCTATTGGGTGGTTTACTTCTGAAGAACAAGGTATGCAAGGAGAAGATCACAAGGTTCTAATTATGGCTAATCTAGATAAAGGTACAATATCAATATTAGAGTATCCGAATACTAGTACTGCGTGTTTTTTGGCTGTGGGTAAGGATTTAAAACTTACTAAAGAGTTTAAATCAAAAATAACTAAAGGTGATCCAGTTTCTTTCAAAAGGGTATTGACTTTAAACTAATTACATGGTATAAATATAATACAATTTGATGATACGAATTGAATACTGAGCTGGACAGGGGTGCAATTCCCCTCGCCTCCACCAAAAGGAGATTGGAGATGTTAGATATTTTAGGGGTTAACGATGAAGAACCCTTTAGTACGAGAACTGAGTAAATGGATGTTTAAAGCATATATCGTTTGGAGTATATGTGCTGATATTACTTTACTTGGTGGTATAATTTACCTAGTCTTTTTTTGATGGGGGCGAATTAGGATCGACAGGCAGAGATAGATGAGAGTAGAATTGTCGGATGACTGCGTTATTGGTCAATAAAGTAAATGCAAATGATAATATTGCATCTCAAGATTTCGCACTAGCTGCGTAATTGGATAGGGTTTCGGGGGTTTCCTAGTAACAGAATAACCCCCATTTTGAAACTGTCATATAAGGAGATTTTATATTATGACTACTAAGACTACCCAAGCAACTAAGGTTGCAACCGCACTAGTAAATGGTGCAGAACTAACCGCTAAACAGATTTCATCACGTTATGGTGTTAAGAATGTTCGTGCAGTTATAAGCCAACTTCGTTCAGAAGGTCTTTCGATTTATCTGAACAAACGTGTTTCGTCTTTTGACGGAGAGACATATATGAAGTATATGCTCGGTACACCAACGAGAGCAGTTGTTGCTGCTGGATATAAAGCATTACGAACTGCTTAATATCGAAAGGAAATTGTTTGAAGTTAGAGGCCACAGTAAAACGAAATCATTTACCATTTACGGCTTGGATGGAACAAGATTCTGTTAACGGCGGAATTGTTAGTAGAATCAAAAACGTGTGATGACGTAATACATCCGTGAGGGGCCAAGGTTAGTCCCTCACCTTATATTTTAATGGAGTAGACATGGCACTTAGTACTACAAAAACTTTCTCACTAGAGATTGAAAGTATCGCAAAAGAAAAAAGAGTTTCACATATGGAAGCAGTACTTTGGTATTGCAAAAAAGAAGGTATAGAGCCAGATACAGTTGGTTCTCTTATATCTAAAAGTCTCAAAGAAAAGATTGAGGCAAACGCAAGGGAATTGAATTTTCTTCCCCGACAAGCACAGTTACCGATATAGGAGTATCAAATGTTTGCACTATTATTTATTTTACCAATTCTATTTGTTTCATCAAATGCAGAGTTTTTTGCACAAGTAGAAAAAGAAAGAGCAATGGGAGCCACTTGGCACAAGATTGATCCTAAACCTCTAGACCCAAATGCAAAATCAGTTCCACTACAATTGTGTGATGATGATGGTGTTTGCGAAGAACCTTATGTTGTGTACAAACTAAAAATGCCAAAAAATGACTAAAGGATTGCTTCAAGCAATTATAGTTTTAGTACCTACATATATCACAGCGTATTATACAGATAAAATGATATATGTTATTCCAATGTTAGCGGCTGCAAGTTTTGTTGCAGCAAGTGTTTTAGGTGATAAATCAACTCGTAGGGTTGAAGAGGACGGATACAAAAAAGACGATGGAACCAATTGACGTTTATATAATGTACTGTGCAATGAAAGCACATTTTAGTAGAAAAGATTATGACTTTCATAAGTACGGTGGTAAGACAAAAGTTTCTAGAGATTCTTTCTGGAAACGTAAGGACAGATTTTTCTTTGTTAAACTTTCAAAAAAATATAAAGCAGAGGTTGAGATTAGAAATTATTTTGTTGCTAATTTCATAAAGGATAAAAGTGGATACATTGCAAATTTTAGTGAAAAAAATTATAAAGAATGGAGTGATAAAAGAGCCTCTTTCTTTGATCAGTTTGTAATAGAAATGAAACCTTTTATAAAAGAGTTTGAACCTTTGTTTGAAGTAAAAGGTAATTCGCATCCAATACTATTAAAAGAGTTTTTGGGTAGTAGAGTATCATTAGAAACTATGTTAGTTTTAGATGAGCTCGTAAGTTTTAGTAAAAAGTGGGATAAACAATTAGAGGATGATATTGTATGGGTTGACTTAAAAAAATTGATGGAAAACTACAAAGGGTTCTTGACAATTAACAAGAACAGGTATAGAATGAAACTATTAAAACTTATAGAGGAGTCTAATTAATGGATGTTACAGTTTACCTTGATAAAGGTGATGCACTACGAGAAGAAGGATTTTTTGAATCCAAGGTTGGTAATCTTGGTAAAAGGATCAAAGCTTTAGAGTGGTCAAATGCTGAGTTGGTGAAAATGAATGAAGAACTGCGTGAAAGAGTTACTAAACTTGCTACACGAAGTTCTAACAGGAGTTTCCCACCAAGACGTAACAACAACTTTAAAAAACGAGACTAATGGAATTTGCCGGCGTAGCTCAGTTGGTAGAGCATCTGATTTGTAATCAGAGGGTCATGGGTTCAAATCCTGTCGCCGGCACCATTATATGGAGAGAAAATGGAAGTTAAATTTATAGACAAAATGGGAAGTGACCTTTCTGTGGTTAATGCCGCAAGAGTATCATTTGCAAAAGAATCAGAATGGGAATCCATTCCAGAGGCAGGGCCTATAGAAGGTTTGTTATCAAGTCAAGATGAGAAATTAATTGGTTATCTTGCAAAACACAATCATTGGAGTCCATTTGGTCATGCATCTATGCAATTCCATATTAAGGCTCCTGTGTTCGTTGCAAGACAATTAGTGAAACATCAAGTCGGTTTAGTATGGAATGAAGTCTCTCGTAGATACGTTGATGATGAGGTGCAATTCTACATACCAGAAGAATGGCGTGGAGCTCCAGAGAACTCTAAACAGGGATCGTCTGGTGAGGTGATTGATATCAATCCTAGAGGTTCGATGGTTGATGATTATCAACAAGTTTGTAAGAAAGCAAAGTGGACTTATGAACATCTTCTTAGTCAAGGTGTTGCACCAGAACAAGCACGTATGGTATTACCTCAATCAATGATGACTGAGTGGTATTGGAGTGGAACACTAATGGCATTTGCTCGTGTATGCAACCTACGATGCAAACCAGATACACAACTGGAAACACAAATGGTTGCAAATCAAATAGATGAAATTGGTGAAAAATATTTTCCTGTTTCATGGAAGGCTCTAAGAAATGAATGATGTAGATAGGATAATATGTTTAACAGAAGAGATATCTTTACTAAAAGGTAAATTTGAACCAAATTCTGGTATGGGAAATGTCAATACTGCAATTAGTATTATGGAAAAGAGAGTTGAAGAACTTAGAGACAAAATATGTCAAAAGCCCTAGTAATAGGTAATGGTGAATCAAGGTCTTGGTATAAACCTTGTCACCAACAGATTATGGATAATGATACTGTTACATGGGGTTGTAATGCAATCTATCGTGATGGTGCTGTTGATAATCTAGTTGCGATAGACTATGGTATACAACAAGAAATATATAATTCTGAATACCAAGATAGTCATACTTGTTGGTTTGCAGATTGGTCTATAATACCATCAGAGGTTGCAGAGATGACACTTATGGGATTTGAAGGCCCTGCATTTATTCACCGTAGTAAAAACAAAACCAGTAATTGTGTAGTGCAAGGAAAAGACCCAGCATTTATACAAGAAAAGATTGAACAGGCAAAACAACTAAATGCAAATATAGATATAGAAGATATCAAAAAGAAATTTGCAAAGGACGTAGGTATATGGATTACATATGTCGGTGACAATGATCCAGTTAAAGACATACCCTTTCCTAAAGGTTGGATAGCTGGAACAACTGCATTACATCTTGCGTGTCAACAAGGAGCAAAAGAAGTTTATATGTTAGGATTTGATTTATCTAAAAAAGACGAATTGATAAACAACATATATAAAGGAACAGGTTATTACTTACCAGCAGATACAAAGGGGGTTGATCCTCAAACTTGGATTAATCAGATGTTGGCTGTTTTTAGAGAGTTCAAAGATACTCAATTTTATTGGGTAGACCCTGTACACAATATTGGAAGTTCTACTGATAATATTGATATAAGGTACTTGACAAAAGCAGACCTTTGTGATACATTAAAGATAATATAAAACATATATTAACATACGATAATAAAGGAGATACATATGTCGTTAGCAACACTAAAAAAGTCCAGCTCATTGGACAAACTACTTGGTGCAGTCCAAGCAGAAAACGCCCCTCAAGAAAAGAAGTCCTACGTGGATGAACGTCTTTGGAAACCACAGATGGATAAAACAGGTAATGGTTATGCCGTTCTTCGTTTTTTACCAGCTGTTGAAGGTGAAGACCTTCCTTGGGCAAAAGTCTGGAACCATGCGTTTCAAGGCCCTACTGGTCAATGGTATATCGAGAACTCTCTCACTACCATAGGTCAAAATGACCCTGTGTCAGAGATGAACTCTGCATACTGGAACTCTGGTGTAGAATCCGATAAGGAGATTGCACGTAAACAGAAACGTAAGTTGCAATACTTTGCAAACATTCTAGTTATTAAAGATTCTGCAAATCCACAAAACGAAGGTAAAGTAATGCTTTATCGTTTTGGTAAGAAAATCTTTGATAAGTGTATGGAAGCAATGCAGCCTGCATTTGAAGATGAGAATCCAGTAAACCCATTTGATTTCTGGGAAGGTGCAGACTTCAAATTAAAGATACGTAAGGTAGACGGTTATTGGAACTATGATAAGTCAGAGTTTGATGCACCATCACCTATCTTCAAGAATGATGATGAGATTGAAGCTGTATGGAAGAAGCAATATCCTCTTG